TAGTGCTACCCGGATAGATGTTGCGCTTTATCCTACGGGTGTAGGTTACATCCCCTAAAAAAACAATGTCAACCACAAACTTAAAGTTAGCTTGCGACTGATTGGTAGTGCTTGCCACAAACCAATTCTCATTGTAAGCGGGGGTAAACTTTTGAGGTTCTTGTAATATCGTTATTGCCATTAGTCTCTTATTTCAAAAATTACTTGTTGCCCTAAAACTTTCTCTGCTCTCCTTACTAACTGGGTAAATGCCTTTGGGTTTACCACATCAGTATAAAAGTTGCTTGTTTCTATGCCGTGTTGTTGGATAGAACGTGCCATTAAAAACGCTGCTGTATCTAAAGGGTTGTTAGGTGTTTTTCTTATCCCCGCCCTTAGACTTCTTTTTTTATCGGAATACCCTTGTATGCTGATACCCTTGTTCATTATGTACTTTTTTAAAGCTGATACTGGCGGCATCTTGTTTGTAAACTTGTACGGGCTACCTATGCCTTTTAACCGCTTCTTACCTTTCCCGTTACCTTGCACACCCTTGTCCACATACTTCCAATAATCTTGCATTGAAATGCTAACCTCGTTCTCCCCAACTTTTAATAATATGCTTTGACTTAGTAAACCATTTGCGTTCCTGTTTTTTTCTGCTAAATTTTTTTGCATATCTTGAACAAGCAACTCGCAAAAGTTGCCAAGCAAGTCAATCATTGCCTGTTCTACGTTTACCTTTTTACCCGTTCCTAAGTTTAGCATTTTTCATCATTAGGTTGCGTATTCTTTCCTTGTCCTTGTAGTATGCCAACATATTTAAAAACTCTACCACGTTTAGTTCCGTGAAAAAATCCCATTTTTCAGGGCAGTTATTGGAGAGGCTATCCAACGCATTATGCCACCCCCACCTTTCGTTGAACTGACCGACTGCTCCCGCAATAATTTTGCTGCCACTTTCATCTCCTCCACCGCCTTGTTTATAAAGTAGGTTTCTATATTGGTTGTTAAACCGTTCGTAACTTGATAAAAAAAAAGTGCCGCAGGATATGCAACCGAGATAGGCATATACCTATAAAACTCATCGGCTCTTTCCTTGTGGGCTTTACCGTTGTACTTTGAAACCACCAACTTACCATACCAAGTTTTCTTAGCAGGTAGGTATAGGGTCGCCATTATCTTATGCAGATTATTGATAGGGTTTTTGATGAACTCGGATAGGTCAATGTATTGCCCGGCTGTTAGTTCGTTAATTAATAAGTTGGCTTGGTATAGCTTACCGTTTATCTTTATTTGGTTGACTGCCTTAGCTTCGGGTAGTTCGTTTAAAAACGCAATCTTACCTACCAACGCAGCCAATTGGCTTGCTGTTAGTTCTAAGAACACATCCTCACTTTCTCCTGTGAGTAATGATAGCACTTTAATGTTGCGGTCAAGTATTCCCTCTGTGTCATTGGTATGTTCTAACTTGGCTATCTTAATAAAAGTGCCAATGGTAACATCTTCTAATTTGGTCGGTATTTGCAGTTTCATACATTTAATACCGCTTTTTTGGTTTTCGTGCCATATATTTGCGTCATGGCTGCACGAATAATAATAACCAAGCAAGGAGACAAATACCAAATAACCTATAAGTCAGGTAGTGGTAATGATATGCAAACCAATAAACTGTATAGCACTAAGTCATTAGCTTACCGGGCTATTGCAGGGTTTATACTTTCAATCTATTCTTTAGGGGGTTTGGAGGTTAAGAAGTGTAAAAGGTTTAAGCAAACCAACGTAATACGGTTTGAACTGAACGGAACTAAGCACTTGATACAAGTAACGGACAAGTGCATAGAACGACAAAGCCCCGCAATGAGCAGGGCGAAGTCTAACCAATCAAACACTATGCAGGGCTAATCTACGAAATAATATAATTACCTGTACCTCTTCTCAAAAATAATTGCCAACCTAATGCGTGGGCGTTAACCGTATCATCGTGCATCCCCTGGGGTGCTGAATACTTTACCCCGTTTAAACTGTAAACATACTCAAAGGCTTCTAACTCCTCCTGATGTATACCTTGTAAGACTGATGTTCTCCCGTTCTGTAATGCGTTTGCAAGCCCTAACATTAGTTCCTGTTTACTGTTGGCGTTGTATTTAAAGCCTATAACATTGCACCCGCTATTCTGCAAGTCCTCTACTATCGGGTCTCCTACCCCCGTGCTATCTATCTGAGCTTGTGTTTTACCGATTACCTCCTTTATTCTTTTGGTAGTATTCCCCCAATCCATTCTAAACCTTTCAAAGTGGCATATAAGCCCCATAGCGTTTAGCCCTATTATTACCGTGTAGTCAACTGACTTGGCAAGGTCAATCCCATAACACACCGCTTGGTCTGTTTGGATAGGTGCTAAACAAAGTTTAATGTAGTTTAAACCAAAAGGGTTGCTACCGTCATCACTTGGTTCGGCTAAATATAGTTCTCGGAAGACGTGGTCGGGTAAATCTCTTTGGGCTTGCTCTATCTCCTCTTGTTTTAGTATTCCCGCTTCTACTGCATCCCACGCTGTTATTTTATGGTACTCGTAATCTTGTTCCCCTGCACGGGCTTTTAGCCCCAACCTACAACCCCAATTCTTTTTACCTTTGGCGTTACCTATCAGCTTACATTTACCGTTGGTTGCTGTTAGTGTTGAACGTAAAGCAAACCACGCTTCCTCTCTTGCCCTTGTAAACTCATCAAACACACACGCATAAACATCATCACCATAAAGGTTATCGGGTTTCTCTGCTGACTTAAATTGAATGATTGCACCCGTTGGTAGAGTTAGCCTTAGCTTGCTTTCATTGATGGTAAAGAAACCACGCACCGTTACTTGCTTAATCATTCGCCTAAAGGCTATCTCGGCTTGGCTGTATGTAGGTGCTACCCACCAAACCGATTGGTTAGTGGTGCATTGCAGGGCTTGTTCAAACAACCAAATGATGTGCGATGCTGTTTTGCCTGACTTGGTTGATGCTTCACAAATGGTAAACCGTGCCTTACTATCCAGTATAGCCCGTTGGTAGTCTGTTATCTTTGGGCGTTTATAGGCTATCTTCACTCTATATCGTAGCTACATTCACTTACCAGGTACTCAAACTGCCCTATGTTATAGGTCGGGGTTGTTATGGTATTGCTTGCAACAAGGTTACCCTCATACCATATTTGCGTTGTTATGTAGCCAGGCTGATTATTATCCCCTATGCTATCGCAGTCAATAAAGTATTTGCGGTATGCTTGGATGGAAAGGTCGGGGCTGCCTGTTGTTTGGCCATTAAATACAAAGGTGCTATCCCATTGCGTTGAGGTTATTACATCATCAATAGTTCCCATAGGCTTAATACCCGTTTGGACGTTGGTTATAACCTTGTAAACTACTTGCCCTTTGGGTATGGTTTTATCTTCTTTGCAGCCAAACAAGGCTATGATTATTAATATTAGCAAATTTCTCATATTTCTTACATCGTGTTTTAAAAGGTTGTTTACTGTTTTACCGCCTTTTTAGTTACATTTTTGCAAATTAAGTTATAAAACTTACATCAATCCAAGTTTAAAGTTACGGTTATATCCCCCTCATGTTGAACGGTTTGTTTGTCAACCCATCCTTCTTTTGCTTTTAAATAAAAGATTAGCCCAGTTGTTGAGCCTTGCCCGTTTACCAATGCTTCCTCTTTAGCTTCACGAATTTTGTTATCCGTCTTTTTTATAATGTTACTATATTCTTTCAGTTGCCCGTAGTCGTGCCATATCTTTCTATCCATATCTAAGAAGTTCATTAGCCCTCCCATCGTTGGTATGCGTGGCTTTGATACATCAACAACATCACCTTTGGCGGTAGCTTGTTGCTCTGTATAGTCTAAGCAATGTTGGAAGTATGCCTGTATAGCTTCTTCTAATTCATCGGGCATATAAGAACGTGGTCTGCCAACTTGCAGCTTAGTTTCCTTTCCGCTTTCTACTGACTTGCGGCTGGGGTTGAGTTTCTTTCTCATATTGCTTTTGATTTTCTTCGTACAGGTTTCTGCCTAATCTTATTACTTGTTCTTTACAGGCACTACAATTCATATCGGTTGAATAGCCTATTGTTTCTTTTAAGTGTGCCGCCAAACCGTTTAGGTCGTGGTCGGATGTTACATAGAAGTTTTTAAAGTAAAACTCCCATATTGGTTTAAAGGTTGCAAGATGATTAAATTGTTCTTGTGTCATAGCCGGTTGTAAATTACAATTGATAATGTTGCTGCGGTTGCTGCGGTTAGTAATGCTTCAATTGGGTTAACGGTTGTTAGTTGGTATGCAAGGCAAGTCCAAAAGGTTAGGCACTTGTTACACTTTAGCGGGTATGGTATTATATACCCAAAGGGTAGGTTATCGTGTAGCCATTGGTTAGCGTGAGCCATTTGCATTGAAACAACTATGCCTAAGCAAGCAAAGCCGATTATGTTAAATAGTAGTAAGTACATAGTTAAACGCTGTTGTTAGTTGTAGCCAGTATCCTTTTTTAATTAGCATTGTTACTAATCGGTGGTCTTGTTTACCAAAGGTACAGTATTCTGCAATAATAATCTTAGGCTTTGGCAGGTCGGTTTTAAAGTATGGCTTTAGTACATCGTATTCACTTCCCTCTAAGTCAATGCTTAATAGGTCTATTTGAGTAACGTTGTTTTCTTTTACAAGTGTTGCCAATGATATACCTGAAACTACTTTAACCTTTTCGTGGTCTTTGGTAGTTATCTTTCCCGCTTCTCCATTGTAGTCAAAGTAAACCGAACCATCAATTTTATTTACTGCTTTTTGTATTAGTTTGCAAGTTCGGTCTTTGTAGCTATCCAAGTAAACAGGGTTAGGCTCTACACAAATACCTTTCCATCCCATATTGTCTAATATTTTGGTGTTAGAGTTTATAGTTCCATCGGCACTGCCTAAGTCTATGTAAAACCCATTGTCAGGCAATAACCCCTCAAGGTATAGCCATTCATCTTCTTTGCATTGTGAGTTAAAATTGTGTTCCATTGTAAAATTCTTATTTTATTTTTAGTATTACCGTAAATCCGTTGCCTACTTTATCATCAGGGTCTTGTGTTTCTATTACCTCAACATAGCATGTCATTCTGTTTATAAAATCTAAAAATGAATTAAGTGTCCAAATGTTATGATGTTTATCTGGGTACTCTTTTAGGTTATCCCTTTCAAATATATTATCCGCTATTGTTTCTACGTTATCTTTATCAAACGTTCTTTCTTTATGCGGTACTATTAGAAAAATGTATTTAGTTGCCACCCTACACCATTCTATTATTGCAAGGTCGGGTCGGTAAATATGTTCTATAACGTGCGAATTAATTACAAAATCAAATGACTTATCTTTAAATGGTAATTTTATTGCATCTTCACAAATAATATCTACCGTAGCAAAACTATTACAACATTCTTTTTGTTCGTTAATATAAAACTCATATCCATCTTTATCTACGTTTAGAGTATTAAGGTTAAAAGGGTTATGTGCCGCACCCCCTATCTCAATGCCTGAAAGCCCATCAAGGTACTTGTGTGCTAATTCGCTATCTTTAAATACCATAATCTAGTCTCTCCATTCTAATATTGTTTCATCTAAGTGTTTTGCCTCAACCGACTTATCAACTAAAAGCCTACCAAATCCCATTAAAAAGGCATCGCTGCAATAGTTTGGGTCATCGGGTTGGTTTAAGCCTGTAACCCTATGCCACCCCCGGCGAAACTTTAGCACCCCAAATACCTCACGCTTAATTAGTACAAACCCAGTGTTTGCACTATCGCATAATATTAAGTCATTTCCAATTTCTTCTATATCCCCAAATACATAGCTAACGTGCTTGTGTCCGTTTCTACCTTTAACAAATCCACCTACCATTGGCTTATTGTGGCTCATTAGCTTTTTAATGGTGTTTTGAGGAATAACCATATCGCTATCCACAAACAGGATATACTCAGCACCTACATCTAAGGCACACTCTATTGCATCGTTGCGACCTCTAACAATAGGAACTAACCGAGCTTGGTCTTGGTCAAACTCTGGTTTTTTCCACCAGTTGCTCTCATAGTTCCAAAAGTCATAATACAACTTTGGTAAGCGTGGGTAGCTTGCCGCTATTAAGTCTTTCCAATTGTCTTTTTCTTTAGTTTCTATGTTGTAGTAAACTTCATAGTTAGGGTAGTCTAATAGGGCAATACTTTCTAAGGGTATCATTCGGTTATGATACTTCCTATCGCAATGCAGCACGCATACTAATACTTTTGGTGTCATAGTGTTTTGAGCAGTTTATAACGTTTCTCATTAACTTTTAAAATGTGATACTTTTCTTTTACTTCTTTGGCTAAATTATCGGCTAAATACCTACCGTAGTCAGGCTCGTTAATCAGCTTACGCATTGCCTTGTACCAGTCTTTATGGTTGCGGTTTTTATCAATCGCAATGCAATTTACACCATTTTTAATTACATCCGTATATGGTTTAATATCAGACACTATACAAGCCTTCCCCATAAAACCCGCTTCAATCATTTTTAACTCACTTTTGCAGTTGTTAAAAGTGTTATCATTTAGCGGAACTATACAAGCATCCAAATGGTTATACCCTAAAGCATAATTGTAAACATCGGTAGCGTAAACCCTCTCATAGTCTTTGCCCCTACCCCTATCGGTAAATACTTGCTCAAATCTTCCGTACTCTGGGCTTTCATCGTTATACCCAAATAGCTTAACTGTAAACCTACCTTGCAGTTCCCTATCAGCGTGTAGTTGTTTAAACCCATCTTGCATTAATACAACGTCTTCCCAATGGCATACTCCTCCCATATAACCTATTCGGTACTTATCCCCTGGTACATAGTTAGGTTGGAATTGTGGGTAGATTTCGGGGTAGATAGCATTTGGCAAAACCTCTACATTATAGTTCAGCTTGCTTATCTTTTCGGCTAACTGAACATTGGTAGTCGTAACAAGGTCGGCATACTTAATGCTTTCAATTATCTTTTCAGGTGCTTTAAATATCCGGTACTGTTCTTTAAGAACGTGAAACGTTGATAAGTTCCAGTAGTCATCAATGTCAACTATTATCTTTACCCCTAATCTTTTTAGTTGGTCAGCTATTAACTTTATGTTTTTAACATCATTGTGGTGTTCAAACTCCCTGCTAAAGATTACCGCATTAAATTGCTGCAAAACCTCATTAGGCATCCCGTTGATAGTGTTGCACCGGGCATACTCTATATCGGTAGTTTGGGTTAAATGCTGAAATGGCATCTCCAACCTATAATAGTTGCTACCTGATTTATTCTGCTCTACTCCTAAAATTTTCATTTGAACGGGTTGTTTCTTTTATCAAACAAATACCACTTGTAAAACAATACTATAGCCGCAGCATATATTAAAACAGTTGCAACTATGTATGTATAAATTAAAATTTCTTTCATTTCAGCTTGTCCTTAATGCGTTTAACGTGGTTGCCTATAGTTCGGTATGGTATTCCACTCTCATCGGATAGTTTGCGGTAACTGCCCGATTTGATATACTCTAATAACATTCTCTTTTCAAAACTTGGTAGGTTGTTAATGTTATCCTCTACCTTGCTAACTTCAATATCTAATTCGTAGTTGTAAGTTTCATCAATTGTATCGTGGCACTCCGATAGATACTCAACCCTTTTTTTAACCGTTAACCATTCGCTGCCCTCATTCATTATAATTTTAATAATGTACCACCTTAAATGGTTGTTAGAGTAAATCTCCAATAACCTAACCTCTGGTATTTCGCAAATCTTATAGATAATGTGTTGGTAAAACTCCCTTGCATCAATCCCCCTGCAAATATTATAGCACGCTGCTTTAACGTCTTTGTCTTTAGCAATGTGTTCTAATAACGTTTGGCGGTTCATTATTACAAAGATATACGTTTACTTACAATAATTTGCAGTTGTTCTTTGGTTATTACATTATCGTGCGCTAAGTTATGACATACCCGGCAAAGTGCAACCAGGTTGTTGGCGTGGTCTTGTTCTGCCTTTCTTTTGCTGCCAAACTTTGAACGGGGTATTATGTGGTGTATGTCTACCGATGTAGCGTTACACACCTCGCAAGCTATCCAAGTGCCTAAGTCTATTCCTAACGCTTTATGGTAGTTTACTATGTGCGGTTGCATTGTTAAACTTTGTTGCTGTTAAAGTTGGTTAAGTTCGTTTTTTACTTCTTGCCAGTAATCTTTATTGTTTAGGCTATCTCCTAAAGGTAAATAGTTAAGGCTGTCTAATATCTCATCAGCCGCTATTATGGCTGATTTCTTTGCCAGTTCAACCTTTGATTGGTAAATGCGCATACCAACACCGTCCGATGCTTCGTAAAACTGATTATAAAGCTGTTTGGCTTTTTCTTTCGCTGTCATTTCTTCTATCTTTATTGGTTAAAACAATTTGGCTTCTACAATTGTTAGTTTATTAACTTGGTATTCGCCACCTCCCCCCTCAACAGTAGCTTCATCTGCACATTTCTCTCTTTGCCTTTCTAATAGGTCTTTTATATCTTTAAATATTTGCCATATTTCTTGTGTTTCTATGTGAACTGTAAGTTTGTCAAAATTGCCATTTTCAGCTTCTTTTAATGCTTCTAATACTGGGATTTCCATGTTGTTTATGCTTTGTTTGGTATAGCTTTAATAATTTTAATTACAGTATCAATTGATAGGTATTCGGCATCAATAGTATATCTTCCATTTTTATTATACTCTATTGATAAATGGCCAAAACCTGTATCGGCAATCCA